ATGACGCTCTCATTGGTGCCGCCATTACCGGCGGTGCTTCTATGTTCGGGTCGATGATGTCATCGGGTACGTCGGCGGCCAATGCTCAGTTGAATTATCTGGCGAATAGTCAGTCTCAGGCGTGGTCTCAGCAGTACAATTCGATAGAGGCTCAGAAGGCGCGTGATTTCAATGCGCAGCAGGCTCAGTTGCAGCGTGATTTTTCTGCGGGTCAGGTGACCCAGCAGGAGGCTTTTCAACAACAGATGTCCGGGACAGCGTATCAGCGTGCTGTTGCGGATATGAAAGCCGCTGGTCTTAATCCGATTTTGGCCGGTACTAGTCAGAGCCCGGCGAGTACGCCGATGGGCTCTGCGGCTTCTGGTAGTTCTGCTTCTGGTCCGTCGGCCTCGAGCTCTCCGATGAAGTATGATTTTTCGAACAGGACCAGCGCTTGGGCTGGTCTTGCCGATGCGCTTAAGGCTGCGATGTCTACTGCCTCGGGTATTAGGCAGCTTGATGCTGTTGATGCTCAGATCGATAAGACGAGGGCAGAGACGCTCACGGAGTTGAAGCGTCCCGGTTATGTTGTTGCGCAGACGAAGTCTGAGGCTGAGCGTCCGGCGCAGATCCAGGCTCAGACTAGAACTGAGGCGGCGCGACCGGCGCAGGTTGAGCAGGCAACCGAGCAGTCTGCGGCGCAGACGCGAGAGACGCAGCTAAGAGCTGCGTCGGAAGTTTTGCGTCAGAAGCTGTTGGAGAATTCCGCTAAGAGTGCGGCTAATCAGTTGGAGATGTCTCCGACGGCGCGGAAGATTTTAGATATCGGCTCGTTTGCCGGAACGAAGGCCGGTGAGATCCTTGCTCCGCTTATGGGAATTTTCAATTCGGCTAGGTCGATGTTCAGATGAGAGGTTTGATATGGCCAACGGTTTTGCTTCGAAGCCCCCGCCAATGCCCCAAGCTTGGTACGATTTTAATAAAAGTAACGACCTGCAGGTCGTCAGCTTTACTGAGGGACCCTCGCTTACGCGTCAGGAGTTTGCTGAGGATTGTGACATCAATGTTTTGATGAAGCGGTTTGAGAACCGCGATATTGGAGCGATCATGAGAAGCGCTCAGGAGCCCGTGTATTACGATTTGGCGTCGGCGCCATCTACCCTCATGGATTACATGCAGCTTATGCAAGACGCCGATAAGGCGTTTATGACGCTATCTGCGCAGGTGCGCAGGGAGTTTGATAACGATCCGGTACGGTTCGTGGACTTCGCTTCTGATCCTGCCAACTTGGATCAGATGCGGAACTGGGGTCTTGCTCCCCCAGCTCCGGCGCCGGAGCCGGTAGTTGCCCCGCCGGCTCCGGCCTCAGCGGTTCCGGTTCCGCCGGGTTCCGGCGGCAGCACATTTTCTACTTGATGTAAATGTGCTGACTGACACCAAGTGATCTACATCAGTAGCGGAGTACCGCGAATGAAACGCCACAAGATGAGCCCGAAGTCGTCTAAGAGGTCGTTTTCTAAGTCAGCATCGCTGACGCATAAGAAGAATTTGCCGACCCGCATGCCTATGCGTGGTGGCATCAGGTTGTGATGCCTTGTTATGCGCCTTTGAGTGCCTATCGGGCGCGTGAGGGCATTACGTTCTCGCGGTCTCGGTCTGTGTCTGGTGAACGCTTCGATCTCCCATGCGGTCGATGTATCGGTTGCAAGTTGGAAAGGAGCCGTCAGTGGGCAATGCGTTGCCTTCATGAGAGACGGCTCTGGCCTAGGTCATCGTTTGTGACGCTTACGTATTGCGACGATAAGATGCCGCTTGGGATGACGTTGGTGAAGCGTGATTTTCAGTTGTTTATGAAGCGGCTTCGGAAAGCTAGGCGAGAGCCTGTGAGGTTTTATGCGTGTGGTGAGTATGGTGATGTGACGCAGCGGCCGCACTACCATGCGTTGTTGTTTAATTGTGGGTTCCCTGACGGACGGTTTCATTCGAAGAATAATCGTGATGAGGAACTGTACGTTTCGGATGAGCTTACTGGCCTTTGGGACAATGGACATGCGCTTGCTGGCGCTGTGACGTTTGAGAGCGCCGCTTATGTGGCGAGGTATTGCACGAAGAAGATTAGTGGTGACGCTGCTGATGCCCACTACGAAGGTCGGCTACCGGAGTTTAGCCTTATGTCTCGGAGACCGGGAATTGGTGCAGGTTATTACGACCGTTTCGGGCAGGAAGTGCGTGATCACGATAGCGTCGTTGTTTGTGGGCGAGAGGTGTCGCCGCCCCGTTTTTATGACGTCCGGACGTTGGTGCGCGATCCGGATGTTGCGGAATGCAATCGTAAACGTCGAAAGGCTAGGGCCGTCGCGCTGATGCACGACAATACCGTCGATCGCAGGCGTGTTAAGGAGGTGATTGCTCTCCGAAGAGTGTTGGCATCTGATAAGCATAGGAGTGTTTGAGATGCGGCTGCAGGTGTTCAGTGTGTATGACAAAGCGGTCGGTGCGTATTTGCAGCCGTTTTTCTCGAGGTCGAAGGGTGAGGCGCTTCGGTCTTTTACTTCTGCGTGTAATGAAGACAAGCATCAATTTAATGTACATAGTTCCGACTATGTTCTCTTCGATATCGGAGAGTTTGATGATGCCTCTGGTCTGTTTTCGCCTCGAGAGCCTTCAAGAATTATCTCGGCTATTGAATGTGTTGCCGAGATCCCTTTTGATGCTGGACCTGGGGTCACACCTTTCACCAAAAGGTAGTGAAGGCTTTTTAGAAGAGCGCCCTACAGCGCTATGGGGTAGCGCGGGCGCTGCTTCTTGGTTAAGGCGCGCGCGATGGTGCATTTCGGTTTAGTTGCTGTCCAGAGCAAGCTGCAACCTTGGGTGCCTGTGGGTGAGGTTGTCCACAGGCTTATTAAGGAGCTTGCTCATGAAGTCGGTGATGAGGCATCAGTTTTCGCAGGTTCCGCGCGCGGAGATACCGCGGTCGTCATTCGATCGGTCTCACGGGTATAAGACTACGTTCAATGCCGGGTACCTCGTCCCAATCTTCGTAGACGAGGCGCTCCCAGGCGATACGTTTAATCTTCGGGCGACCACGTTTGCCCGTTTGAGCACGCCGCTCCATCCCATTATGGATAATATGTTCGCGGACGTGTTCTTTTTTGCCGTTCCGTACCGGCTTGTCTGGTCTCATTTTGTCAACTTCTTTGGTGAGCAGGCGAACCCGGCGGACAGTACGTCGTTCTTGGTGCCGACCTGCAATGCGCAGGTTTACACTAATGGTTCTCTGCAGGATTACATGGGTCTGCCGATTGGTCCGGCGGTTACGCACAACAATTTGCATATGCGTGCGTACAACTTGGTGTGGAACCAATGGTTTAGGGACCAGAATTTACAGAACAGTGTAACGGTCGATATGGGCGATGGGCCTGATACTTCGGCCAATTATGTTTTGCTTCAGCGTGGTAAACGTCACGACTATTTCACGTCTTGCCTTCCGTGGCCTCAGAAGGGTGTTGCGGTTACGTTGCCGTTGGGGACGTCTGCGGTAGTTAGGACGACGGCAACCGCGAATGTGACTGGCGCGCAGACTGGTGTGACGTGGTTAACGTCTACTGGTGCGGCTCCGACCGGAGGTAGGTCGTTGGCCAGTGGTACGGTTGTTTCTGGTCATGCGACGATTGGCGAGAGCGCGACGGCGTTGTCTTCGACCAATTCGCTTTATCCCGACAACTTGATTGCTGATCTTTCGACGGCGACGGCCGCGACGATCAATCAGTTGAGGCAAGCTTTTCAGGTTCAGAAGATTTATGAGAGGGATGCTCGTGGAGGTACGCGGTATACGGAGCTTATTCAAAGCCACTTCGGTGTCACTTCCCCAGATGCACGACTACAACGAGCTGAGTACCTCGGAGGTGGTTCTGCACCTGTCAATGTTAATCCGATTGCTCAGACGGGAGCTACAGGGCTCACCGGAGGTTCTACACCGCAAGGCAACTTGGCGGCTATTGGAACAGTGTCGCATTCTGGTGTCGGTTTTACAAAATCGTTCACGGAGCACTGCCTCCTTCTCGGATTGATTAATGTGCGTGCCGATTTGACCTATCAGCAAGGTCTCAATCGGATGTGGTCGCGTCAGACGCGTTTTGATTATTATTGGCCCGCTCTTGCTCACATTGGTGAGCAGTCGGTTTTGAATGGTGAGATTTACTATCAAGGTACTGGTACGGATGCTTTGACGTTTGGTTATCAGGAGAGGTTTGCCGAGTATCGCTATAAGCCTTCGATTATTACCGGTCAGTTCAGGTCTAATTATGCGACACCTCTAGACAGTTGGCATTTGTCTCTCAACTTCGGTGCGTTGCCTGCGCTTAACTCAAGCTTTATCGTCGATAATCCCCCGATCAACAGGATTGTGGCTGTTACTACTCAACCTCACTTCCTCCTGGATGTTTACTTTAGCTTGCGTTGCGCCAGACCGATGCCTGTCTATGGAGTGCCAGGTGATATCGACCGGTTCTAGAAGGCGATGCTCATGCGGACGTTTTATGTCATGGCAACTCTCGCTGTTACCTCTACTGGCTGTGCCTGG